GCTCAAGTACTAAAGCTCTTAAGTACTTGATTCTGTAGCTCTATCTGCTGATTGATCAGTAGAAGCTGATCAGTGAGTGCGGCCCTACGGGCCGCTCACTCAGCTACTGATCATCAGCTTTCTACCTGATACATCAACTACATAGAGGCACATGCCTGACATCCCTGGTCACTGCCCAGGCTGCGGCTCGGTAGTGGCCGTGCCTCTACCCGTCGAGCCGCTGTTCAGCATGCAGAGCGCAGCTCTCTTGGTGCCCTGCTCACTTCGTGCTTTGAAGTCGCTGCTTTACCGGCACAAGCACGACCCGCAGATCGGTGTGCCGCTCTACAAGCTCTCTGGGAGGCGTCAGCACCGAATGTTGAGGGGCAGCGATATCAAGCACTTGCGCTCAGTGGCTGTCAGCACCCGTCTTGGCGGCCCAGCTCGTGTCCTGGAGGCACAGCGTGGCTAGGAAGCGGCCACCGGCGGAGCTGGCCAGGGTCTCGGTGCCGGATGCGCTCGGCAGCTCGGTCCCAGCGCGTGCGAAGCTGCTGGAGCTGGCCCAGGTCAACGACGCGGAGCAGGCGCTCCTGACGCGCCTCGTCATCAACAAGCTCCGCGATCTGCTGTCCGCGAAGCGCGTGCAGCGCCTCGTGGTCAACGCTGGGCTCAACGTATCCGAAGTGCGCGAGTTCGTTGACGAAGATGGCGCGCTCCAGGCGCGTGCATCGAGCGAGCTGATCGCGCTGCTCGGCCTGCAGCCCTCGAAGACGGCCAGCGTCACCGCGACTGGCCCAATGACGATCAACGTCACCCTGGCCCAGCGCCCGACGCAGGCCAAGGTCATCGACGTAAAGTCAGCTAGTTAGCAGTACCTAGCCTCACCTGCGAGGCAATGTCCTGTTGCCTCGCGCTGTCACCCTGCGCTGCGTTACGCCTAACCGTGCGTCGAAGCATGCTTTTGCGCCGCGCCAAGGGGGGTGCATGACCAAAATGCCGCGCCGCGTCGAGCGGGCGTGAGCTTCTCCGCTAAAGTACCAATTTTCCAGGGCCTATTGGCCACTCCAGGAGGCACGAGGCAAGTGAGCATGGCATTCGGGCTGGCGGCGCTGCAGATCGACGAGGACTACGCGGGCCAGGTACTGCGCGAGGCCTCCCTGGAGGACGTCGAGCACTACTTCGTCTACAACGCCGACCACTACGCGGCGGCCTACCTGGGCGCGCCGGAGCCGGACGAGCCTCTGCGGAGGGCCGCCTGATGGAAGGCCTCAAGCTCGGCGCAGCCTTCATCGGCCTCACCTTGGCCACCCTCCTGATCCTGGCTCCCGTCGAGGTGGTGCTGGACCGCGCCTCCGGCGCACCCGTGCCGCCCGACCAGCTCGACATCGTCCAGGGCGAGCAGGGCGAGTGCCCCAAGGGCGTCTTCGTCCGGCTGCTCCTGCAGGACGGCAGCGTCCTGGCGCTCGGGGAGAACCACCGGGCGGTGAAGATCGAGCAGGACAAGGACGACCCGGCCGGGATGCCCGTGGTCACCTTCGGGGCCTGGGACGAGCGCGGCCTCGACCTCCACGCGAAGACCCGGCACAAGGCCCCCGAGGGCGCGAGCCTCTGCGCGGACCTGTTCCCCGGCGACGCATGACCCCGCCGGAGCACGGCGAAGCGCCTGCGAGCCCCACCCGCGAGGAGCTGGAGGACGTCTTCCGGCCGGAGGAGCAGCTCTCCGCCGACCCCGAGACCATGAACCTGGTGTTCGAGACCCTGGCCTCGAAGAGCTACGACACCGCGTCGGCCCACCAGTACGACTCGTGGCGGGACGCGGACCTCTACCGCGCCATCGCGAACCCGGAGCACCCGGAAGGCCCAGCTCGGGACGCAGAGGTCGCGGAGTACGTCGCGGAGCTGAAGCGGCGGGGCGAAGCCCGCGCCGCGCAGGACGAGCTGGAGCAGCGGCTCCGCTCGCAGTACCGCATCTAGCGCGTCTCCCGTGAACGCGCACGACATGGTGCAGCACTCGTTCTGGCACCAGCGCACCCAGTCCAGCCCGACGGAGCCGCGCTGCCCGATCTGCCACAACGAGGTGCGCTTCTTCCTGGGCGAGAACGTCATCGGCTGGCGCTGCTACCTCGAACACGAGGTCTCCAACCCGGTGTACCTCCCGCTGCCGCCGCAGCCCTGCCCGTTCCCACAGCTCCACAGCCTCCAACCCTGGCTGCATCACCGGGCTGGCCTCCGGCGAGGGACCGCACCGTGTCCTCGGTGAACCCCATCGACCTCGACGGCGCTGAGATCGAGTACGGCATCTGCCCGTTCTGCGACGGCGACCCCGCCATCAGCGCCAGCAGCCATCAGCCGGTAGATCACTCGCACCACCGAGGAGCTTCGTGTCGAATTTCGACCTCCAGATTCCACGGTTCTTCCAGCCGCGCTCGTATCAGTGGGATTTGATCGACGCCATGCGCGCGGGATGCAAGCGCGCGATGGTCGTGTGGCACCGGCGGGCGGGAAAAGACGTCACGGCCGTGAACTGGACCATCGAGGCGATGCTCTCGCGGCCCGGCACGTACTTCTACTTCCTCCCGACGTACGCCCAGGCGAAAAAAGTCGTCTGGGACGGCATCCAGGCCGACGGGCGGCCGATCATTTCGCATTTCCCGCCCGAGATGGTCGTCGGAAAGAACGAAACCGAGATGAAGATCGAGCTGGCGACGCCGAACGGCGGCCACTCGACGTTCCAGCTCGTCGGCGCGGACAACATCGACTCGATTGTGGGCACGAACCCCGTCGGGATCGTCCTGAGTGAGTTCTCCCTCATGTCTCCGCGCGCCTGGGACTTGCTGCGGCCGATTCTGGCGGAAAACGGCGGTTGGGCGGTCTTCATCTTCACCCCGCGCGGTCGGAACTGGGCCGAGAAGCTCTGGCAGTACGCGCGGAAGGCTCCTGACTGGTTCACGAGCCTGAAACCGGCGGATCAGACGCTCCGAGACGCGCCGGGCGAGTCAGGCGGCCCCGTGGTGACGCCCGAGGCCATCGAGCAAGAGCGCCGGATGGGCATGGCCGAGGAACTGATCCAGCAGGAGTTCTTCTGCTCGTTCGAGGGCGCGATGCAGGGCTCCTACTTCGGAGACCTCATCGAGCGCATGCGGAAAGAGGGCCGGATCACCGCCGTGCCGTGGGACCACGACACGTTGGTCGACACGGCGTGGGATTTGGGCGTGGACGACGAGACGGTGATCCTGTTCACGCAAGACCTCTTCGACCGGCGCATCGGGCAGAAGCGGATCGCGCTGATCGACATCGAGGTCGGCTCCGGCGCGGGTCTCTCGCACTACTGGTCGCTGATGAAGGCCCGGCCGTACACCTACGGCCGCCACTACGGCCCGCACGACCTGAAAGTGCAGGAATGGGGCACCGGCAACACCCGAGTGCAGACGGCCGCGAAAATGGGCCTCTACTTCGAGGTGGTGCCGAAAATCGGGCTCGCGGACGGCATCGAAGCGACCCGGCGCATGCTGCCGTTCCTCTGGGCCGACGAGGAGGCGATCAGCCGCGTCGTCAACGGCCATTCGTGGCTGGACGCGATGATCAACTACCGCCGCGAGTTCGACGAGCGCACGCAGACGTATCGCTCGCAGCCGCTGCACGATTGGTCGTCGCACTACGCCGACGCCACGCGCTACCGCGCGATTCCGTACGACGCGCGTTCCGGCCTGCTCGCCACACGCACCCCGCAGCTCCCGACGACCGGGAACACCGACTGGAGCCCGTTCGAGGAGCCGCAGTCGCAGACGGGCGACCCGGTCGCGGCCTGGTCGCGCTGGAGCCGGTAGTGCCGAACCCGCTCGCCCTCGGCAGCAGCGCCACGCTCGCGGTGGAGGCGACGCTGGCCACGCCCGCGAAGCTCGGGTGGGTCGTGCCGCTCGGGGAGAACAACGCCCTCGACCAGCAGTACAGCACGCTCGAACCGGCCGAGGCCATCGCGCCTCCGGCCCCGATCACTTCCCGCGCGCAGGCCCCCGACGCCACGCAGACCATCACCTCGCCTGACGGCGGGGGCAGCGCGGGCGGCGACGGCGGCGCGGGTTCCGGCTCCGGCGACGGCGGCTCGGGCACCGGCGCGGGGTCCGGCTCCGGCTCCGGCGCAGGCGTCGGCGGCGGTTCTGCCGCAGGCGGCGACGGCGGCCAGGCGGCGGAATGATCTACGGCGGCCTGACCGGCAAGGAAGTCCTGTCGGTGTTCCGCACGATGCAGATGCCGGAGCCGTTCCTGTTCCCGTGGCGCGACGCGCAGACGGGCCAGGTGCTCGGACTAATCGCGGGCAACGTCGTTCCTGGCCCGCCGCGCCGCCTCGAAGTCGATCACATGGTCGTGCTGCCGCACGCGCCTCGGAAGTTGTCGGTGATGATGCAGATGTCCGAGGCCGCGACGCAGGCCGCCTTCCGCGACGGCTGCGAGTACATCGCGGTCACGATCTTCAAGAACAATCCCCGCGCCTCGGGCCTCCGCGCCTGGGCCAAGAAGATGCGCTACCAGTTCTGGACTTCCAGCGAGGAAGCCGAGTGGTACGTGCGTCAAGCCTGCCACGAAAGGACTCCCAACGATGGGCAAGAAGGGCGGAGCACCTCCGGCTCCCAAGCCACTCCCGGCTGCGCCGGACCCGAACGCTGACGCCGCCGCGAAGCAGGCGGCTGCGGACGCGAAGACCAACGAGACGCGGCGTCTTCGCACGCTCGCGTCGGGCACCGAGGGCGACCTCGGCTCTGCTCCGACCTCCGCGCCGCAGTTGAAGTCCACGCTGGGCGGCGGTCAGGGCCAGTCCGTCTAGCACATGGCCATCGACCGCACTGCTGAGGCCGCGCTTCAGCGGTGGGACGACATGAAGTCAGAGCAGAGGTTGTGGCTTAACCTCTGGCAGGAACTGGCTGACTTCATCCAGCCGCGCAAGGGGAACATCTCCTTCAAGCGGTCGTCTGCCCAGCAGCAGACCGACCGGCTGTTCGACTCGACCGCGCCCCACGCGAACGAGCTGCTCGCGGCCTCGATGCAGGGCGCGCTCACGTCGAGCGCGTTCCGCTGGTTCTCGCTCGCGATCCGCAACCTCGACCTGAAGGACCACCAGGACGCGGCGATGCTGCTCGAGGCCTGCTCGACCGACATGTTCGAGGCGATCAACGAGTCGAACTTCGCCTCGGAGTCGCACGAGCTGTACCTCGACGGCCCGTGCTTCGGCACGACCGCGCTGCTGGTGGACGAGCGCCCGTCGGGTCGGCTGGTGCCGCCCGGCTCGCTGCAGCACATGGCCCTGCCGCCGGGCAGCTTCTGCATCGACGAGGACGCGCAGGGCCGGGTCGACACCGTCTACCGCGAGGTGATGATGTCGGCGCGCGCGGCCGCGAGCGAGTTCGGACAGGACAAGGTCGGGAAGACGATCCTCTCCGCGCTCAAGACCAACTCGGCGGAGCGGTTCCCGTTCCTGCACGCGATCTACCCGCGCGAGGACTACGCGCTCACGCTCGGGCGGCGGCTCCCCGCCGCCAAGAAGCCGTACGGCTCGGTGTGGGTCGACGTCCAGGGCCGCGCGACGGTGCGCGTCTCCGGCTACGACGAGTGCCCGATCATGGTGCCGCGCTGGACGAAGACCACCGGCGAAATCTACGGGCGCGGCCCCGGCATCATCGCGCTGCCGGACATCAAGACGCTGAACAAGGCCGTCGAGCTGAAGCTGAAGGCGTGGGCCAAGATCGTCGACCCGCCGCTGATGGTCCGCAGCGAGGCCGTCGTGGGCCAGGTGCAGTTCCGCTCCGCTGGGCTGACCTACGTCCGCGACATGGACTCGATCAAGCCCCTGACGGAGCTGGGCGGCGACCTCCGCACGGCCGACATGGAAGAGGAGAAGGTCCGCGCGGCGATCCGCCGGATGTTCTACTCCGACCAGCTTCAGATGCAGGAAGGGCCGCAGATGACGGCCTACGAGGTGCAGGTGCGCTACGAGCTGATGCAGCGCATCCTCGGGCCGACGCTGGGCCGCCTGCAGGTCGAGTACCTGAACCCGTACATCAACCGGGTGTTCTGGCTGCGGCTCCGCGCGAGCGCGCCGGACAGCCCGTACCGCAAGCTCCAGGCCTGGTGCAAGCAGCACGGCGTGGCCCTCGACGTCGAGTACGAGGGGCCGCTCGCGAAGGCGCAGCGCCTCGCGGAGTCGACCGCGATGCAGCGGTACTGGCAGATCATCCTGCCGCTCACCCAGGTCTTCCCGAACATCACCGACAACATCGACCCCGACTTCCTGGCCCGCGAGCACGCCGACAGCGTGGGCGCGCCCGCCAAGATGCTCAGGACCGAGGACGCGGTGAAGGCGATCCGCAACGCCCGCGCCCAGGCGCAGGCCGAGATGGATCAGCGCGCGAAGGTCGCGCAGGCCTCCGAGAACGCGGGCAAGGTCGCGCCGCTCATCTCCGCCGCCGGGAAGCTGAAGGGCGGCGCAGGCGGCCTCGGTGCCGCCGGTGGCGCGGCTCCGCCGGGCGGTCCCTCCGGCGTCGCGCCGCTCGTGGCCGCGCTCGGCCAGCAGAAGGAAGGCACCATCCCGACGGCGGCGGCTCCCGCCATTGGCCCCACTCCCTCGTAGCGAGGTGCTATGGCGAAGCCTGACAAGCGGAAGCACGGCCTGACCGGCACGTCCGAGAATCTCTCCCCCATCCAGCAGCTCATCCTCGACTACCAGCGGTGCTTCAGCACCGACGCAGGCGAGGCCGTCCTGAAAGACCTTCGCGCGCGGTTCCAGCGGCGTCGCAGCTTCGTGCCCGACTCCAACGCGACCGCGTTCCACGAGGGGCAGCGCGATGTGGTCCGAATGATCGAGAACCTGCTCGAAGCCGACATCACGCAGGCCGATCCCCAACTCATGGAGGCACTCTAAATGCCCGACGTACCCGGCACGGCCCCAGCTCCTGGGACAACCGCAGCTCCGGCACCCGCAGCTCCTGCAGCGAACCCGAATCCGAATCCCGCGCCCGCCGCGCCCACCTGGCGCGAGGCGCTCCCCGAAGCACTACGGGGCGAGAAGACCCTGGAGAAGTTCACCGGCGTCGACGGCCTGGCCAAGAGCTACGTCGAGCTGGAGAAGATGCCGCGCGGCGTGACCCCGCCGAAGCCGGACGCGCCCGAGGCCGAGTGGGAAGCGTTCTACGGCAAGCTCGGCCGTCCTGAGAAGCCCGAGGACTACGCGGTCAACATCAAGGTGCCCGAGGGCATGCCGTGGAGCAAGGCCGCCGAGACCAACATCCTCGGCCGCCTGCACAAGGCGGGGCTGACCACGAAGCAGGCCGAGATGGTCATCAACGGCTACCTCGAAGAGGCCACGCGCGGCAACCTGATGATCCAGCAGGACCAGGCCCGCACGCGTCAGGAAGCCGAGAAGGCGATGCGCGACGAGTGGGGCGGCCTCGCGGACATGAACATCTCGCTCGTCCAGCGCGCCGTGCAGGAGTTCGGCGGCGACGAGTTCCGCGAGTACCTGGACGACACCGGGCTCGGCAACGATCCCCGGCTCATGCGGTTCGTGTACGCCATGGCCCGGCCCATGATGGAAGACGGCCTGATCCGAGGCGAGGGCCTGGGCATGAAGCGCGCCGAGGCGCAGTCCGAGATCGAGCGGCTGATGAAGGAGCCCGGCTGGGCCAAGGGCGACAAGCAGATCATGGCCCGCATCCAAGAGCTGTACCCCATCGCACACGGCGAGTAGTCGCCACCCCCGAGGAGGGATCGAGACATGGCAGCGTTCACCAAGCGGTACGTCATCACGGCGATTGGCGCGAACAGCGTCACGCTGACCCCGTACATCGGGACCAATTCGAGCGGCCCGGTGAGCGGGACGCTCCCGACGAGCGATCCCGACCTCATGGGCGGGCACTCGACCATCGTGCTCAACTTCACGGGCACGCCGGACAGCAAGGTCTTCCCGCGCGTCGGCCAGATCGTCAACCTCGACGTGTCGGTCGACAGCGGCTCGCAGTAGTCCCATGGCCCGCCTGACCGCCGCAGAGCGGCGCAACCTCCCCGCGTCAGACTTCGCGGGGCCGGGGCGCAGCTTCCCGATCCCCGACGCGGGCCACGCGCGTGCCGCGCTCGGGAGGATCAACAACGCGCCTGCCAGCGCGCGGGGCAAGATTCGCGCGAAGGCGGAGAAGATGCTGCACAAGAAGGGCTCCCTCGCGGGCGGCGACATGCCGCGCTACGAGGACGGGGGCCAGGTCGACAAGACCGGCCCGGCCGTCGTTCACAAGGGTGAGCTGGTGATCCCGGCCGACCACCCGCACCGCGACGCGATCCAGGCGCTGTTGGAGGCCGCCGACAAGGGCGCAACCCCCGCCACCGCCGGGCAGAACGACGAGTACCTGTCGAAGCTGCGTCGCCAGAGCAAATGAAGGTCCGTCGCTTCGTCTTCGACTCGCAGCTCGGCGCAGTCGTCGAGCTGGGGCAGCACAACGTTCAGACCGTCACGCCGGGCGACCGCTACGCGGAAGCCAAGGCGGAGCATCAGCGGCGGCCCTCCGAGGCCACCGGCAAGCCTCTGCGTGAGGCCGCGCTCGACATCGCGGGACGCCGCGAGTGGGCGCATCGCCGGTTCGGTGACGAGCGCCGCTGGAAGTAGCTGCACCGTAGTTCAAGCAAGACACCTGTTCACGTTCCGCGAACAGCGACAAAACGTGAACGGGCTCGTCTAGGCGGGTCCGCAAGGGCAACCCTCCGCGCGCAGTCGACCTACCAAATTCCCCAGGAGGGGTTCCATGTCCTTTCAGGTAGACACAGCTTTCATCAAGCAGTTCAACTCGACCGTCTCGATCCTCCTCCAGCAGAAGGGCAGCAAGCTGCGCTCCTGCGTGACCGAGGAGACGATGCACGGCGAGGAGCAGTTCTTCGAGCAGGTCGGCCCCGTCGTGGCCGAGGAAGTGACCACGCGTCACGGCGACAGCCCGCTCATCTCGACGCTGCACGACCGGCGTCGGATCACGCTCCGGTTCTTCGACTGGGGCGACATGATCGACAACTTCGACAAGGTGCGGATGCTGATCGACCCCACCTCGCCGTACACCCAGGTCGCGGTGAACGCGCTCGGGCGCGCCATCGACGACGTGCTGACCGGCACCACCGCGTCCAGCTCGGGTGAGTCGACCATCACCTACGACAGTGCGGGCGGCACCAGCGGTGTGTTCTACGGCACCGCGTTCACCGGCAAGGCGGCGGGCACCTCGGTGGCTTTCCCGTCGGGCCAGAAGATCGCCGTGAACTTCGGCGGCACCAACGTCGGCATCACCATCCCCAAGCTGATCGAGTCGCGGCGTCTGTTCGCCAAGGGCAACGTCGACCTCGACATGGAGGAGATGTACGCGGCGATCTCCAGCCGTGGCCTGGCCGACCTCCTGAACACCACTCAGGTCACCTCCGCCGACTTCAACTCGGTGAAGGCGCTCGTGGGTGGCGACGTGGACTCGCTGCTCGGGTACACGATCAAGCGGACGGAGCGCATCCCGCAGGACGGCACGAGCTGGCTGTACCCGGTGTGGGCCAAGAGCGGCGTGAAGCTCGGCGTCGCGAAGGACATCAACACCGAGGTCGCTCGTCGGCCGGACAAGCGGTTCAGTTGGTACGTCTACGCCTCCATGGGTGTGGGCGGTGTGCGGATGGAAGAGGCCAAGGTCGTCCAGATCGCTGGTCTGATCTAAGCCCAAGTCGGACCGCGACCGACTAAAGACTTCTTCGCGGTGGTTGTGGGCACGAGTTCGCCGGGTCTCGCCAAAACCCGGCTCCAACCCTCCGCAGCTCGGCACAGATGCACGCACGGGCGCGGACCCCTTGCTGCCGTTCCGGCGACTGAGCAGTTCGATCCTGCTAGCCGCGCCTGCACGGCAAGGAGACTCATACCATGGCTTCTTTCAACTCGACTCAGATGGCGAAGCTCGCCGCGACGCCCGTCCAGCACATCCGCTCGGATGAGCACGGCCGCGTGCGGCGCGCGTTCTTCGCTTGGGAAGACCCGACCGCCACTCCGGCGGTGGCCGACACCATCAACCTCTGCAAGCTGCCGCCCGGGGCTCGCGTCGTAGGCGGCGCGATGTTCTGGGAGGCCAACACGGCGACTGCGACGTTCAACGTCGGCGTCGCTGGCAACGCCTCGAAGTACAGCCCGACCAACGCTCCGCTCCTGACCGCCGCGACCGTCGGTACGGCTGCGGGTGGCGGCGGGCCGTACCCGCTCGGCGGCTCGGGCGGCACCAACGCGGCTCCTATCGTTGGCGAGGTGCAGTCTGGCCCCACCACCATCATCGGCACCGTGGGCGTCGCGACCCTGACCGCGAACAAGCGTATCTGCGGCTATGTCGACTACCTCGGAGTGGAATAGTTGAAGGCATACGTCTTCGGCTGCTCTGGAGGTTCGACCGGGATCATCACGACCACGTTGTATCTCAACTACACCGTCGTCACGTGGGATGGCGTCAACGCTTCCACGAGCGGCAGCGTAGCTGTAGATGCCTCGTATAGCGATACCCGCGCCTCCCTTCGCGGAAAGCTCATGGCTGCAATCCTCGCGGCATATGGCATCCCGGAGTCTTCGGTAGTCATCGTCAACGAGTAGCACTCCGCAACTTCGGCGGGGGCGGGCTTCGGCCCGCTCCCGCTTCCCCACCTTTCCCTAGGAGAGTCCAGTGGCGAACGTCATCAAGGCAGGACAGCTCGGCGGTCTCGGCGTCATCGTCGTGGACACCGCTGCCGACAACATCGTGGCGGCGGGCAACCCGGTGAAGATTTCCAAGATTCGCTGGGAAGGCGCGACGACGGTGGCCGACTCCGCGACCGTCATGGAGGCCGGAGGCTCGACCCCGTTCTGGGAAGGCACCGTGGTCGGCACCCCCGCAGGCGTGGTGACCGACGAGTCCGACTTCTACTCCGACCGCCCGCTCATCCTGAACGGGCTCAAGGTCGGCGCGCTCACCCACGGCAAGCTCTACATCTACGTCGGCACGTAAGCCGTGGCGACCTCCGACGCGGCGGTCTGCAACATCGCGCTCAAGCGCATGGGCGTGGCGCTCATCGTCAACCTTCAGGACGGGAGCGACCAGGCCTCGGTGCTGAACGCGGTGTATGAGAACACCCGAGACCGGCTCCTGCGCGAGCTGGAGTGGAACTTCGCCCAGTTCCGGGTGTCGCTCGCGCCGGACCCCACGAAGACGCCGGTCTTCGGCTACAACTACGCCTACCCGCTCCCGACCCTGCCGTACTGCCTCAAGGTCAACGAGACCGACCCCGCCGACGCGATCTACGACATCGAGAACACCATCGACGCGACCGGGAAGATCACCGGGCGCGTGCT